ATGCCGACCGCCTGCGCTCCATAGAGTCAGACACGATGGCGTCGATCTCGGCTATGACGGCCGCGCGAACAGCCGCATCGGGAGGTGGGTCGGCACGTCGTTGGCGGGCATCCCTGCTGACCTTTGCCCAGCGTGGATCTCCCCATTGCAGCGGGTCCAAGTACGCCGTGCCACGCAGATGCGGATTTTCGTGCCACGCGCTCACCCACCAGTCCACGATCCGGTCGACGCGGCAATCGAAAGCCTGCTCTTCGGGCGTGCGCTCGCGGCGATCGCGTATCTCGGCATACGTACGGTGGCGACGGTCGGTCATGTGTCGGTTCTCCGGGCGGTTCCACAGTACCGGCACCGTGACCATTCGCCCTCGCCGTAGGTGTGGCTTTTCAGCGGACGGAAGTCGCACTGGCATGCGGCCGTGTTCCACCGGAGGATGTTGTCGATCATCCAGTCGTAGCCGCAGAACCCATCCGACTTCTTGGCCCGTTCGCCCGGCTGCATCTCACGCGCTTCGACGCGGGCGACCCACCCATCGCCGAAGGCATACGTCCATGATCTCGTGTCACCGATCACGCCCACGTCCCGCACGCCCAGATTGCGGATGACCGCGTACCTACGGTCCTCGCCAGACCACCGACCGTTCCACGAATTGACTACGGGCATCGAAAGCCGGAACTCCATGCGTGTGCTCATCAGTCGCAATCCTCCCCACCTCGCAGACACTCCCGACAGCAGCCGTCCGCCGTCAGTTCGCGGACCGTCATCGGCTCTCCGCATCCGCACAGGCGGCATTCAGGGCAGTACGCGCGGCCGTGCTCGATATCGTCCATCGTGTGGCCGCTCGTGTCGCTCACGACATCGCCGCACGTCCAGCACACCAGCTCGCGTGCATCGCGGGGCCTGTCGCCTCCACGGCGATCGAGGACGGTGTGCATCAGGCGGCCTCGTAATGGCGGTAACGCCGCCGGGCGATCCACGGCTCAAGCCACGGGTCCCTTACTTGGTTGCGGCGGTCGCGCCGGACCTTGACCATGTCCGCGCACTTGTGGCAGGGCCGGCACAGCCAGCGCACTTCCAGCGGGAGCCGGTGGTCGTCGTGATGGCCGTCCGGCCGGCATTCGATGCCGCATTCGTCGCAGGTGGTCGGTCGGGCAAGCGTGCCGTCACGCAAGGCCCGCCAGTAATTCGTGTACTTCTGAGCGACCAGCGACATGCGGTCGCGCGCCAACCGTGGCTTGGCTAGCAAACGAGGTCGCATCATGCCGCGGGCTCGGCTTCGGTCGGCTCGCTCTGGGCAATCAGCGCCATCAGCCGGTCGTATTGAGCAGTGATGTCAGCGATGAGCACTTCGCGGAGCAACTCGGACTCGGTCGTCTTCCGGTGGCCAGCCATGAACCGCAGGGCGTGCTTTTCGTGCGCGGTCACGGCTACGGCGGCCCGCTCCGACTTGGGCTCTTGCGTCTGGGTCATGTCTCGTCCCATCGTTCTGGTTCGTCGGGTTTACCGCATATCTCCGGCGGTTTCCGTCCGGCGTTCACAAGTATCGGGATGTGTTCACGAAAAGTCAAGGGTGTTCACAGCCATGGCCACGCGAACCAACCACAACACGTTGATCCGATTGGCGTTGTCCGAGGTGTCAGGCATGGATTTGGAGGAGGCGCAGGACGAGATCGGCGTGAGCTACGAGACCATCGGGCGATGGCGGCGGGCGCTCGACGACGGCGACGAACCGGCGGGTCGCATCAACAAAAAGACACGCGCGGCCCTTCTCACTTTCCTTCGCCGCAAGAGCGTGACGATTCCACGTGAAACACAGGTGAGCCGTGAGCCACCTGTGAACACAAGCCACGTCGAGGCCCTATCGGAGGCGGCCGGGACGCTCGAACTCATGGCGATGGGGCTGCGCCAGAAGGTCGCGAACCTGCGTGGCGACTCACCGGTGGCGCCCGCGCCGCTACGGACGGCGGATGAGGATCAGCGCGGTCCAACAGACGGCGGAGCATGCGGATGACGGCCGGTCGATCCTCACGCGGGAACACGCGGGTCGGTGGCTGGATCCAGCGGCCGCGGCGATCCACGGCGATCAGCAGCTCGTAGCCGTGCTCGTCACGTACGCCGTCGAGCCAGTACACACCTCGCGGCAGGGGGTTGTCCATGCGCGACCTCACGCAATGGCGATGGCGGATCATGGGGACGGCGCATCCGTGCGCCGGCTGTCACGGGGAATGGAACGATAGCGACAATCGTAGTAATTACGCCATACTTACGGCGGGTCCCACTCACTCCCGGAGGTAGCTATGCGACGCAGCATGATGGCGATGGCACTCGCAGCGTTGGTGCTCGGGTGTCAGGAAGTTCCGATGGGGCCGGAGGGGCCGGAGGGTCAGCAGGGTCCGCGCGGGGAGATCGGACCGCCGGGGCCGATCGGTCCGCCCGGCCCAACGGGACCCGCCGGCGCGCTCAACCGGATCGATGCGACCGGCGTATTGGACGCCTCCGGCTCGTTCACGCTGACACTCCCGACCGCGTCAATCGCGAACGGGAAGCTGCCGGCGATCGCGTGCTACATGAGCGAGATCGGGCAGACGTGGCTCGCGATAGCGTATACGCCGACATCCTCCGGCAGCCCGTTTTGCGGCATCACAGGGATCGGCTCACCGACGCCAGGTCTCCGGATCGTCAACGGGTTCACCGGCTGGCGCTTCTACCTGATCGCGATCTGGTGACCCCCGCTCGCTCCCCGTCGTAGCGACGGAGGAGCTGGCGGACACGCTCGCGTGACACGCCGAACAGACGGCCGATCTCCGCGAGCGACCGACCTTCCGCCCGCAGCTCCGCCATCTTGCGGTCGCGGGCGTGGTCGCGCTCGAGTGCTGGCGGCGGAGAGCCGAGTCGGGCGGGTTCCATGGGCTGATACTACCGATCCCGTGAATGGCTGGCAAGGCCCTTGACACGCTCCGGTCCCGATGCTACATTACCTGTGTGCGGGAGAGACAGCCCGCCACCCCGACTCCACTCTCTCACGAGGATGGCCCAGATGACAACCACCACGACAATCCGCCTGAGCGAGCTGGCCAACGAGATCGAGCGCGAGCTGATCGACGAGGCCGACGCGCTGCGTCCGGGCAACGAGCCCGAGATGATCGTGATCGAGCTGGTGGCGGGCCGGCCGGTGATCGTGGACGGGTTCCACCGTGTGGCCGGCTACCTGCGCTGGGCGCGCGAGACAGGCCGCGACGCGGGCGACGTGGAGATCATCGCAGTGGCGACGGACGATGAGGATCTGGCATCGGCCGCAGCAGAGCCCGGCGATCGGCAGCGCGCAGCACTGGATGCGATCTACGCAGCACTACTCTCATGAGCGAGGGCACAATGAAAAATCTCACCGTCACGAACGCATGGACGCAGCACGGGTGGTCGAATACCGACCACATGATCGACGACGAGCAGATCACGGGCATGATCGGCCGCACCTACGCCGGCCTCGTGTCCCTCAAGGCGGCCGCACAGCGACGGGCCGACCGCCGAGGCTACCCGACCGTCGAGTACGTTGCCGGAGGCCGCCGCTATCGCTACGACGGTAGCCCGACCGGAATTCCCGGCCGCCACGTACAGGTCGTGACGGACCTCGGTCCGGTGGGACAGCCGACGACCGGAATTCCCGGCAGCATTGGACCGCGCCCGTATTGGGTCCCGGAGCCGAGCGCCTGACGGCGTGTCCGTCGGCTCCGCTTCCCGGCCGCTCGCACAGGGCCGGGCCCCATTGACGAAACGACCAACAACCGAGAGGACACCATGGCGATCGCCAAGATTGGGCGACTGATCCGAGCCAACTTCCCCGGGCCGAACAACAGGGAACTGCGCAGGCGGATTCGCGAGGCTGCGAGCAACGGGAACGTGTCGCTGATCGCCCACAGTGTAGCGCTCACCGCCTCGGGCGAAGCTGGCCTCCGGGAGATCGCCGAAGCTGTCAAGGAGGAGTACTGACCATGGACACCGTCCACAAGATCGCGACGTTCCGCACGCAGCGCGAAGCTGAGGACGCATGCATCCGCTACAGCGGCGCGAGCATGGCGGCACAGCCGGTCCGGTCCGGCAGCCGCTGGCGCGTCCGGATCGACGACCGGGCCCGATGGGTGTTCGGCTGGCTGGGCACGGCGGGCGAATGCGTCGAAAGGCACATGCACGTCGACCGATCATGAGCCGACGCGAGGCAAAGGTCATCGGCGCCGTCCCGTGCCCCGTCTGTCCGGCGGAGGTTGGCGAGCCGTGCCGGCCGAGCAACGAAACGGAGAGCGCGACGTTCGCCGGCCGGATCTGGGTGCACGGTAGGCGCCGTCAGGCGTGGCAGGATCACCGTCGAGCGCGAGGGGCAGACGTGTACGCCCAGCCGGATGGATCGTCGCCTGGCGGCCGTGGCGGGCTCCTGAGCGCGTCGTCGCCAGCGGCAGCGGCGGCGATCAGGGAACTGCCGGGTACCGTCGAGGGCGGGCGTGTGCTGGTACCGGACCTGCGGGCCGCGATTGACGCGCTCAGGACGGATGGGTGGGTGGTGGAGTAGCGGCCGGCACGTAGTATTCGCGGAACACCGCCAGCGGTACCCAGCGCGGCTCGTCACGATGCGTCAGATAGACGACCGCCACGCCGCGAAACCGGGCTGCCGAGATGACGACCGTCCACCGCCGTTTACGCGGGGTCGCGGCTGTCGATGTACTCGTCGCCGACCTGCATGCATCAGGCTGCCGGGGGCATGTCCGTCACGAGTGGCCCGAGATCCGCGAGCCGTTGCACAACGCGGACGCCCGGACATGCAGTCTGACCGTAGAGCGCGTGCCAGCCGATCGCGTAGTCCGCGTTGACGTGGCCCAGTCGGACGCCTTCCTCGATGATCTCGCGGCAGGCTTCCAAGGCCGCTTCCGTTGGCGCGACCGTGGTACCGTCGATCACGATGCAGATGCCGTACGCGGTCGAGTTGCGCCCGCGGGTATGCGCGCCGACCCGTTGCCAGCCGCGGCCTTCGTAGGCGTTCCCAGACTGGAACACGAGGAAGCTGTAGCCGATGCCGGCCCACCCGTTCTTCTGGACATGGTGCCGCTCGATTGCACGGACGACGTTCCGCTCATGCTGCCGGCCGACGCCACACTCGACGTTCGGGCTGGCCGCGTGGTGGATGACGATCAGGTCTAGCGGGTCCAACGAACGCATCCGGTTGCCCAGCCCGTAGGCCGCATTCCAGTCGTCGCGCGGGTAGATCATCCGAATAGCCCATCCGCGATCGCCACGCCCTGATTCCAGCGCGCGAGCTGCAGTTCCGGCGTCGCGTCGAGCGTACCGCCGAGGTCCGGCTCGATGTAGCGCACCTCGTACGCCTGATCCGGCGGCCACCAGCTCTTCGGCGCGACATCGTCTCGCGTCGTCTGCGCGGTCATCGTCCCGAGCGTCCGGAGCGCGCCGTGCACGAGCCCGGACGGCTCTTCGAGGAACGGATTGCCGGGCGTCGTGCCGAGCGCAACGACGACATCCGGCGTCGGTGCATGACCGTGCAGGATGTGGAACATCGCGTCATCGAGCGGGATCACGGACATGAGACCGCCGTCGACGAGCTTCAGCGTCTCGATCTCGCCAGAGTCCGGCGCCATGCCCGTCCACTCGATTGACTCCCAGATCAGCGGCATCGTTGCCGATCCCCAGACGGCGCGTGCCCACTGCCCGGCCGTGTGCGGGATGCTGAGGTAGCGCAGGTCCGTTCCGCACCACACGGTGCAGCCGACCCAGCACGGGACCTGCACGCGGGCCGGATCGATGTCGCGCTCCAGATAGTTCGTCCAGAGCCGATCGTTTCGCCCGACGGACTGGATGCGGTTGACCGCGATGGTGACATCGACCCGCGGCGGCCACAGACGGATCCGGACGCGGCCGGCCTCTTCGATCAGCTCCGGGCCGGTCTTCAGCCTGTGGCCGTCGGGGATCATGGCGGTCAGGGATACGTCGCGCATGCGGTCGTAGTCGCCCTGCGCAGCGTACGCGGTCGCGAGCGCGCCGGCCGATACGCCGTCGATGCCCGTGACCGTGACGCCAAGCTCACGGAGCCGCCAGAGGAAGCCGCCGTGGACGGGCGCGCGCCAGCCGCCGCCGCCGAGCGCGACCGCGACCTTCATACGATGCCGAACCGCGTCAGCACGTACAGCAGGATCACGAGCGCGACCACGACCAGCGCGACGGTCTGCACCGGCTTCGGCAACCCGGACTGTCCGAGCGCCCACCGCACGGCCCAGAGTACGCAGCCGATCAGCAGGATCCAGATTATCAGCAGGATCAGCCCGCGCGTCGAGCTGAGATCCTGCACGAGTGTCGCCAGCATGATGGCTGTCATTTCGCGTCTCCCGTTGGAGTCGTCGCCTCGTCCGCCACCGTCGGCAGCGACAAGAGATAGCGCCGCGATCCGTCGTTCAGCGGCTTGTACAGTCGGCGGAACACGTGGTCCTTCAGCATGTGCATGCTTCCGTCGGCATTCACCACCAGCCAAGGAAAGCTGAACTCTTTCGGCGGCCGTAGCGCGACTCCGGCAACGGAACGCAGATCGAACACCCACGGCAACCGGACCGCGATCACGGGCTCCTTCGCGAAGCCGAACTCGTACGCCTCGGTGTCAGGCACGTCAGCGCCTCAACGAATCCCGGAGCGCTGCCCGCAGCGAATCCGCACGCCGGAGCGCCTGACTCCAGAATGCGTTCATTTCTCGCAGCTCGACCACGGCTTCCAACACGGCGGTTTCCGTCGCTGCGCTCGTGCGGGCTGTCTGACGCGCCGACCACGCGAGCAAGCCAATCAGAACAGCCGTCAACAGCGCCGACAGGTGCCAAGAGCGAATGACCCAGCTCGGCAGCCGGGTTCCGTTCGTGTTCATCGTCGCACCTCCAATGTGCGGATACGTATTTCAAGACTCTCGATCTGGCGTTGCAGCGTCGTCACCTGAGCTTGCAAATATCCGACGCCCACGCGGACATGCTCGATACTGCCGTTCACACGTTCGACCGCCACGGCCGTTCGCTGCGTGAATCCGGCCGTCGCAATCACACCCGCAGCCGCCAACGTCGCAATGACGCCGATCACTATCTTGGTCATGGACCCGTTGCGTCCACTTTCGGCGGCCATTACTTGTCCCCGCGCATAATTTCGTCCACTGCCCGCTCGATCTCATGCCGGGTCTCGGTGCGCGACTTTTCGTGCGCCAGTGACATGGCCGCGGTCAACGTCCGAATCTCGTCACGCAGACCGTCGCACGGGTGCTTTTTCGCCTCAGTAATGCCAGCCCGCCGGCCCCGCACGGACAGGTAGGCGTTCACCGCCAGCGCTACCAACAGAGCGGTGAGCAGAGGGTCCTCGGCCGCGACGGCGACCAACGCGTCCCACATGTTCAACGGTCGCCTCCTGTCGTCGGGGGTACAGCGAGCCCGCCAGCACGGCGACCACGCACAGCAGAGCAACAAGCCGCACGACGTGATACGCACCGAACGCGATAATCCACGGACCGTCGAGCGATGGCGGCAGGCTCGTCCATGCCACCAACGGCACGGCCGCCGCGCAGTACAGCACCACCGGCCAGCGGTACGGGCTGACGCTCCGGTACGCGGCCCATCCGACCCACGCACCCATCGTGAACTGGATCCACCGTTCCGGTCGCACGAACCCATCGGAGGCCGCGGCGAGCGTCAGGATCACCATCACGAGAGTCGCTGGCACAAGATCGCGCGGCCGGAATACATGCAGCAGCAATCCGAACTGGATAGGCGCGGCGAAGTGCATCACGATGTTGTTGTTGATGCCCATGCCCATCATCTTCCGCGCGATCGCATCGGCTGCGAATGAGAACGCCAGCGCGGTCGCGATTTGCCATGCGTCGTCGTCGGGCCGTGGTCGCTTGCGGATCTGCGCGTAGATCGCCAGCAACGTGAACAGCGCCAGCGGCAGCAGTTGCGCCGGGTAGACCGCCCATTGCAGGACGGCCATCAGATGCACTCACCGCCACCCGGCGGCGGGAACGGCGGGCACGGCCACGTCGCGTCGTCATAGAATCCGCCATTGCCGTCGCTCACCCGTTCGCCGGCCGCGGTTCGCAGGCCGTACCAGAGCCGGAAGATCCCCTCCTTCGCATCGTAGCCCCGCGTGAAGACCATCACGGAGCCCTCGCCCGCCGCTTCGCGCATGCCGGCGATGCTCGCGAAAAACTCATCGGCCAGCCGCCAGTACGAGATCGCGTCGAGCCCCATCTTGTGCGCGGCCGCACGCTGTTCCTGCATGCTCATGGCTTCCGCCTCCGAAGGTAGAGAGTCCCTATCACCGCGCTGTTGTCGCGGTCACGTAAGTATCACGGTGCCCCACGCTCAGCGCCATGCCACCCCCTGAAGCAGTGCTTCCGCCCCTTGCGCGAGCGTCGATGTGATCTGGTTGAACTGCTTCACTAGATAGACGGAGTTCGCCGTGTTCGCGGCCGCGAGGTGCGCCATCGCGAAGTCGTAGTACTTCGCGTCGCCCGTCTCCTGCCAGAGCACGAGTGCCGGCCATACGTGGAACGCCGCCAGGTCGGTGTTGCCGCCCGTCGCGTAACCCGTCGACTGGTAGGGCAACGAACCGCCGCGACGCTGCCACTCGTCGACCAGATGGTCCATCAGCCGGACCGCCAACTCGTACGCCTGCGGCCGTTGCGTGCCCTCGACGAACGCCCACCAGTTCAGCAGCTCGGTGGCCAGCCACGCGTTGTAGAAGTAGACCTCATCACCGCCATGTCCCGGCGACAGACAGACACCGGTCGTGCACCATGCGTCGAACCAGCCGATCTGCCGTCGGCCGGCCTCGAGCCACGAGCCCGGAGACGAATCGAATCCGATGCTGCTGTTCGCGGAACTGCGCTGGAACGGCACGCCGTTACGGTGGAGGAAGCTGTATGCCTGCAGCCCGACGATGCCCGGCCGGAGCTCGGTGTTCGAGTTGGTTCCCTTGTAATACCCGTTCGGGTCGTACGTGGATGCCATGCCCGTCACCCAGATGTGCGTCAGCGCATCGGGATCACCTTCGAGCACGTACAGCGCTTCGACATCCAGCAGTCCCGTGTTCCAATAGGCCGGTATGTAGAACTTGTTAGGCTTGCTGTAGCGGGCGAGGAACGCGCGCACGATCCGCCGACCCCGTGCGTACGCACTGGACGCCTCCGTCGCCTGCGGTCCGATCGCCTCACCGTTCCGGATCGACCATTGCAGCCGGCCGCGCAGCGCGCCGTAATGGTGCGAGACGATGACGATGTTGATGTCGGTCTCACGATCGGCGTAGTACTGCCAGACGCCCGGCTCGTGCTGATCGAATCGCGCATCGAGCCGCTGCACCTGAGCGTCACTGACCGTACCGGCCGGGGCCAGCGGACCCAGCGGGATCAGCAGATCCAGCGGCGTGATGCTGGCCCCACCGGTCGGAGGTAGCACGGGCGGTACCGTGACCGGCGGAATCGGCACCGGCAGTGTCGTCGTATCGACCGGCACGCCGATACGCAGCGTGTCCCGGCCGCTCCGGATCGTCATCGTGTCCGTGACCGAGTACGACCGCCAGCCCACGCCGACCTGGCCCGTGGCGCTCGTCTGGCGCGTCCACTCGCCCGTGACAGGCGCTGTCGGCGGACCCATGAAGCCGCCGGACGGGGAGAATGTCACATCGACACCAGCGGCCGAGTCCGCGAGCTGTACGATCACGTCGGCACCCCACGTATGCGGCTCCCATCTTGCGGCCAGCCGGCCGACTATCGTCGTGTCGGGCGGTAGCGAGACGGTGTCCGTCGGGATCGGCTCCGCGATTGTGTCAGCGGGCAGGTACACTGTATCGCGCACGACGATGGTGTCCGTCACGATGACGGTAACAGTATCCACGCGAGCCGGCGGCGGCGCCGACCCCGTAAGGTACGCGATGCCATCCCACGTCAGCCCGGTCTGACGATTCTGCAACACACACCGAACGGCCTCCGGGTTGCCCACTGGCGGGACCCAACGCTCGGTGCGGCTCCAGAAGGTGCCGTCCTGCCAATCCCACCAATAGATGAATTGCTCGCGATTCGACTGCGCGTCTACCCCGCCACCAGCCGCGAGAAGTGTCGCGGCGACCATCAGTGCGCGTTTCATGCTGGGTACTCCATAACCCTGTAGGATATCAGTCGCCCCCCGTCTCCGCCGGCTCCATCTGCAATCACAATCCTACCCGACAACCGGTCACCAATGGCGATGTCGGTCAGTTCGTCCTTGTCGACGATCACCTCGTAGACACCGGTCGACTCCGGCATATCAAGTGGCCACGACGGGCCGGCGACTTCCGTACCATCGAGAAAGTACATAGTCACCGCGAGTGTCGCGCCAATAACCGGATTACCATCGCGGTCCGTCGGCGAGTGCTGAATCAGGTTGTCGTTATCGACATACCACGGTTCCACGGTAGCCATGCGCGTCTCCTATTCCGGCAGTGTAAAGGTCGATCCACCGAATATCGCTCCTGTCGATGTCGTGCCACCGATGGCCGCCTGCGTCGTAACCGATCCGTCGAACACGGGGCCGGTCTCTGTAGTACCCCCGAATGGTGCGCGACTTCCCGACAGGATAGACGCCTGCGCGGTCGCGGTCGCAGTACCCGGCAAGGCCACGTCTGCTGCTGCCGCCGCAGTCGACTCGCCCGCGAATGTTGGCTGCTCGATGTCCGCCTGCGACGTGGCGATTACCTCACCACGCCCGGCAACCGTCGCGTCCGATGTCGCCGTCGCCTGTCCCTGCGCCGCTATCGTGACTTCGACTGTCGCCGCAATGTGACCCGGCAGTACGATCGCGACCTGTGCAGTGCTCGTAACCTGCCCGACTAGCGCGATATTCGCGTCCGCTGTGGCAGTCTGCGTGCCGTGCTGCTTGATGGTCGCGTCCGATGTGGCCGTGACTTCGCCTGTCCCGACACCGCCCGCGATATCCGCTTGCGCGGTGGCAGTGCTCTGGCCCTGTAGCGCGACGGTCGCGTCAGCCGTCGCGGTGTTCTCAGACGGCAGCGCGATCGTGACTTCGACGGTGGCTGTCGCCTCAGACAGCCCGGCTATCGATGCGTCGGCCGTGGCTGTCGTAGTGCCCGGCGCAGCGATACTCGCATCGGCGGTGGCCGTGACCTCACCCGGCAACGTGATCGAAGCTTGCGCCGTCGCTGTCGAGGCACCGGGCAACGCAACAGTGGCATCAGCCGTAGCGGTCTGCTCGGATGGCAGCGCCAGCGTCGCATCGGCGGTTGCCGTGACCTGACCATCCGCCAGCCCGGCGATCAACGCTTGCGCGGTCGCAGTGACAACGCCCGTCTGCTTGATTGCAGCGTCAGCCGTCGCGGTCGTTTCACCGGCCAGCGCCAGCGTCGCATCAGCCGTGGCCGCGACGACGGACGGCAACGCGATGTCGACTTGCACGGCGGCTGTCGCCTCGGACAGCCCGGCAATCAACGCATCGGCCGTAGCCGTGCTCTGGCCCTGCGCCGCGATCGTCGCCTCAGCGGTAGCGGTAGATGCAGAGGGCAGGGCGATAGTCGCATCCGCCGTGGCCGTGGCCGCTGAACGCAACGCAATTGTGGCATCAGCGCCGACCGTGACCTCGGCCGGTGCGGCTATACTCGCGTCGGCCGTCGCGGTCGATTCCGAAGGCTGCGCAATGGAAGCATCCGCCGTCGCCGTGACTTCGGATGGCAGCGCAATGCTCGCGTCGACCGTGGCCGCGGACTCGGACTGTCGGGCAATGCTGGCATCCGCTGTGGCGGTAACTTCGGACGGCAGCGCCAGCGTAGCATCGGCGGTAGCGGTGACTTCGCCGGGCGTGGTAGGGACAGCCTTCGGCTCGAAAACCTGGACAGCCTGTGGCCCACCATACAGGCCCATGTCCGTGTACTGCTGCGCGATCAGCGCGGAGGCCGTGGCCGTGACTTCGCCGGACGTTCCGATCAGCGCGGAGGTCGTGGCCGTTGAAACGCCAGCCAACGCAAGTAGCACCGCGGCTGTGGCGGTCACGATGCCACGAGCGGCAATCGACGCATCGGCCGGGCTGGTCGACTCAGAGGGCAGGGCGATGTCAACCTGTACGGTGCCGGTGACCTCGCCCTCCGAAGCGCCGGCCGCGAGAGTAATGGTTGGAACCGCCGATCTCGGGGTGACTTCGTTGCCCGATGTCACATGCCGGAATTCGATGATGTCGCCCGCCGCCTCGTCCCCTTCGCTGACCAGGTACGCGCAAATCTGATACTCGCCGTGGTTCGACTTGTTGATGACGGTGGCCGGGGTTACGCCGTCATCCTCGTTGTACAATCCCTCGGTGTACGACCCGCTGCCGCCGAGTAGCCCGGTCGCGCCGCAACCTTCATCCGCGGCCGGCGTGCCGTTCGTCGTCGCGCAATACGTGCTGGTCGCATTGAGCGTGGCCCACGCGCCGAACGAACCGCCGGACGGCTGGCGCCGGTACTCCCACGTCAGCGTGTCGTTGAAATTGGCGGTCGCGTCATTCTGGACGCAGATCCGCAGCATGAAGCGATTGGACGTGCCGGTCTGACGGCTGATGCTCGTGTCGATGGCGGCAAGCGGCGTGCAATCCTCGGGATTGGCCGCATCATCCGCGTAAAACCGGAAGTGGGTTAGGTCAGTATTTGGTGTTGCCATGACCTGTATTCCCGGTCCATCTCCACCATTGACTCCATCCAATCAGCGCGCGGTACCGTGCTGCCCTCCATGTAGCACGTCACATGTTGAGCCGCCCGCGCCAACTGATACTTGAGCCCGCTGTCGTCACACTCGATCCAGCAATTCCAGTCCGCGCGCCAGAGGTAGTTATCCTTGTTGAACAACCGGTCGTGTTCGGCGCCTTGCAAGATCCAGAGCACGCCAAACCGCCGCTCGAACGGTATCTCGTGGGCCTCGCCTGTTGTGGAATCCCACATGGATCCGTCGTCGTAGCGGATCTTCCAGCGCGCGAATGCAGTCATGATCCGGCGACCTCGCTCACTGGCCCGCCCCCAGCACTTCGCGTGCGTACCCATGGCCGACCGGCTTGGGCGCGCACGGATCCTTCACGTCGCGCAATTTCTCGACCTTGCCATCGCGACCGATCTCCCACATTTCACACCGCTGCGCACGCGGATCCCAGTACCCGACGCGGTAGCCCATCAGTCCCAGCCGTACAGGTCGGCGCAGCCCCGGCCCGAACGCGATGCCGCCCATCTTGAGCTGGATGAACCGGATATGATCCGCGCCCGGCGGTCGTTGTAGCCGGATGGCCGGCTGGCTCTGCACGTGACCGCGGGCGTAGTACAGTTCCAGCCGGTCCACACGCGCAGTCGGTACCTCGCGCCACGGCAGAGTCGCGCGGTCGGCAATGTTCGGCTGATGGCCGTTACCTGCGGCCTGCAACAGTGCCGGGTTGCGCGGCGCGTGCTCGAAGATCGGGACGCCATCGATGTACGCGACCCAGCCCTCGTAATCGCTTTCCGCGAGCGTCATGTGTACGTGTACGTCAGCGCGTAGACCCACGTGGTCGTGCCCGGCGTCGCATCATGCGGCACCGCGATGGCCAGATTGAATGTCTTGTTCCCTGACGCCGCGAGCGCGGACGCGCACGTTACGCCCGTGACCGTGCCCTCCAACACAGCGCCGGCGACCGGTGCGGCGTCGTGCTCCTGCCCGGTCCAGTCGCCATCCGGAGCGGCGGTCGTTGTCTCGATGCCACGGACACACCCAACGCCGCTGCTGCCCGCGGTGCCGATCAGGATCCACGTCGTCGGGTTTGTACGAGCTCCCGCATCCGTGCCGTCGTCGAACGCCGTCAGGACGGGCGGGTCCGCCGTACCGTCCGAGGCGCCCGTTTCCAGCGCCCGCATCACGTTCTGATTCGTGTTGCGCCCGGCGACCGTGACCTGCGTCGGCGAGCCATCGTCGTTCCACAGCTCGCCGTCGTTCGGCGCGGCGGCGTTGTCGAAGAACACCTCGTCGTTGTCACCGACCGGCGCGACGTGCGCATCGCCCACGCCATCCGGTCCCGTCCATTCCGCGTTCCCGATCGTGACCCACGTCGGGGTGCCCTCTGAGCCCTCGTTGAGCTGGAGGACGATTGTCGGTTCGGCCATTGCCTTGTCTCCTTGTGGTTACACGATCACAAAACGATCACCGTCTGACGGAGCATCCGTCACGGCGACAAACGTGAGCAGGCCACCCGTCCCGGCATACGCCGTGATCCGGGTAGCCTGACCCGCCAGCGCACCATCCAGCCAAACGAGACTGCGGCCGGCATAGTGGTCCGCCGTTGCTTCGGTCAGGTCGGTCGTCATCTGCGTTACCGACAGCGTGCCCGTCTCAGCGACACCCAGCACAACGCCAGCCGGCGGGCGTGCCTCGATGCTGAACGACGCGACCACGTAGCCGACCACGGACACGCCGTCCACGGTGCCGGTTGTGATGACCGCCTGAAAGTTGCTGCCCGGCGTGTAGAAGGCGTCCGTCATGACGATGCGGACGTTGTTCAGCCCGACCACCGAGTCAAAGTCGACCGACAGTGTCACTCCCGTCGTCGTCTGCGTGGCGTCGTTGTCCTTGTAGACGCTGATGGCGGGCGAGCCGGATAGCACGGTCGGTGCGCCGGTACCGTCAACCGTGACGAACTTGGCGTCGAAGGTCGCGCCCGCCTGAAAGTCACCGAGATTCATACGGCCCTCACTAGGTGATTACGCAGTCCGCCGATCAGTGGGCCTTGGCCGCCCGCCGCGGGTACGAACTCCATCGCACCAATCGTTACACTGTCGTGGCCCGCGTCCTCTAGCGTAGATTCCTGGACGCCATAGCCGCCGCGGGTCCAGTCGTACAGGTCATCGTAGCGCGTCTCGAATGCGGTTGTGCCACCATCCGCGATGTGATCGAGTGCCGCGGTCACAGTACCCGTCCCACTGCCGCGTTCGGTGTCCCACGCCGTGATGTTGCGAACGCCGGGCGCGGCCACGAAGTTCGGATTGACGTTGACGTCGTTCACGCCCGGCGTGTTCGCGAACTTGGTGTCGGCCGGCATGTAGTTGTCGCTGAATGCCGAGTCATCGCCGAGCGCCCAACCGCAGTTGAAGTCGGCGTCCGTGATGATGTCGTCGGCCGGCGTGCCCGTCGTCTCGATGACCGTGCCCTCCGTCGCCGTCCCGGGCGCGTAGACGAGATTCGACTGTACGGATGGGAACATGCCAGCATAGCCGGTCTGCGTCTCACCGACCCGCAGCAGTGCGCCGCTATCGCCGCCATTGCCGACGCTCGGTACCGTGTTGTGCTCGATCACCACGGTAAGCCCGCTGGTCGGAGCCTGCGAGCTTATAAAGATCCCGCAGGCCAAATTGGCGTTCGTGCGGCGCGGTAGGACGACGTTGCCCGTGATCGTGATAAGCCGGGTAGCGGTCGAGCCGGTCGGCAGCAGGATCAGGTCGCCCGTCGTGCTGCCGGAGTCGAGGTCGAACACGTTGTCCGTAATCGATAGTGCGGCAGTGCAAAGCTGGTTGAAGACGTGCTGATTGCTGCCGGTGTACGTGCCGCAGATGTACCCACCCGTAAACCCGCCGATCAGGTTTGAGCCGGACTGAGATGGCTTTACCAGTATGCAGTTGGTCAGCGGCACGGCACTCGACGCCGACTGCATGGTGAACGTTACGCCGCCCCGGTAGATGTTGTGGTCGAGCGTGATAGACAACGCGCTGAAGAACTGGAACGTCTTGTCGAAGTCGCAATGGTTGATCGTGCGCGTGCCCGTGGTCAACGTAGTGCCGCCGAGAATGTCCGTACAGGTCGACGCCGCTGTCGTCCGCCAGCGACAGAACGACAAGGTGAAATGGCTTGCGGCTGTCAGGGATACAGCGTTGTCGAGCTGACCGCAGGCGGTAAATGTGCAATTGTGCCAACGGTAGACCCAGCCCGAGATGTCACGAGGCCAGAACTCTATGTCGTTCGACGCACCGCCCAGCGCGACGTTCGCGTTATCGACCTGAACCTGACCGCCGCCAATGAAGCCGCCATCATCGATTGTACCAATGCCCGTCGTGCCCGATGGTGTGGAGTCGAGCGTGAACGGTGCGGCCGGATCGCCTTCGATCGTAAGCCGCGACTGACCCTGATTGCTGGCGGTAGAAATGTTGTGGTCATAGACCACGCCATCCGGAACATTCGCGAGCCTGAGCCGTCCGTTGGCGAAATTGCCCAGCGCCTCGATGCGCGAGTTCGCGTAGTTGATCGAACCCTCGACATCAAGCGTAAAGAAGTCCGTCCCATTATTGCCAATGGTCAACGGCGCAGCCACGGTCAGGACGACCGTATTCGACGCAGGATTATCTCCGACCACTGTGTTCTGATCGACCGTGACGGCATGATTCACCGTTGCGGTGTCACCATCGCCCGGCACGCCCCCGCCACCCCACGTATCTGGGTCAGACCATGGTCCTGCCTGAGTTGTCGTGAATGCTGCCATTCCCGCGCTCCCTACTTCCGTGTCTGTCGGTGCGTCACTTCGTCGCCACCCCGCGTGAGATCGGCAGGCGAAGGCCCGGCCGTGCTGGCCTTGCGTTCGAGGAAGGAGCGCACTTTCTTCGGCACCTTGACCTCGTGCTTGTCGGCTACCTCAAGCATCTTCTTCGCCCGCTTGTCGCAGCCGCAGCCCATCAGCTTACCAGATCCCCCGCGATCGTCCATTCATTGATCGCAACTTTCGTCATGGTCACTACCGCGAACTGACCGGTCGTCGTTAGCATGTCGTTCAACGCGTTCGCCGTCACACCAGACAGCGCCGTGATCGTCACCGGCCCGGTATCAGCCTGCTCGATGTACACTCGCGTGCCGACGGGCAGCGCGACATCGACGTGGAGCGGCAGGTACAGCAGAAAGCCGGTCGGGTCGCCGCACCGGAGATAGGCGTTCGCATCCGCCGTCGTCAGCGTGTACTCGTACGACTCGACGAGCCGCACGTCGACCGGGCTCGCGTCGAACGGTTCGGCGGTCCGTATGACCGTGACCACCTCGCCCTGATCGCCCGCCACCGCGCCACTGCTGAACGCTGACCAAGCCGACACCTCGACCGTGATCGACTGGCCCAGTTGCAGCGTCACGTCAATATCGTAGCCGGCGTAAACCTCCTCAATGTCGGCTGAGTCCGTGAACGTCGGCGCGGCCACGTCCGAAGCATGGACAACCCACTGAGTCAGGATACCGACCGCGTCCGCATTGCCGACCCACGCAACAACCGGCCGCCGGTCCGTCAAAGTGACCGACAGGCTATCAAAGCCCGGCTGCTCATCGATCAGGACCGATTGCGTGGCCGTGAACCCGCTCGATTGCTCGCCATCGGACAACACGCCCACCCCGCGAATCCATACGGTCGACCCGCGTAGCTGGACCGGCGTGTTCACAGTGGCGGGCGTCGTGACCGTACCCGCCTCCTGCCATGCCAACGATACCTCCGGCGGCTCACCGCCGACCGCGTAATCCACCCGTACGCCCGGGTTCTCGCCCATGGCGTCCACGGGCACCGCAACCGACAGGTCGGTATCGACGAAGATCGTGCCGAGTGTGGGCGCGCTCATAGCGAAACCGTTTCGGTGATGCTGTCAGTCCGCAGATCATCATCCTGAACCGTCAGTGTAACCATGTACGTGGCCAGCGAGCCGAAGTCGTAGGACGGGTTCTGTGCTGTCGATGTCGCGAGGATCGTTCCGTTCTCATCCCTGAACTGCCACAGCCATGCCTCGACGGTGCCGTCCAGGTCATAGCTCGTGTCCGTGAACTGGACCAGAGTGCCGCTCACGACGGCATAGCTGAAGTCCGCGATCGGGTCGAGGCCCGCGAAGTCGGCCGCAGTGCGCCAGCCTGCCCACACGCCGATCGCCAGTTCAATGATCGTGAACTCACACGCCGTCATCTCGACTTCGGTACTCAGGCCCTCATCGAGGACAACTCGCGCGAGGTAGTTGCCGGCCGACAGGAAACATTGCGTGAAGCTCTCGTCGGCAAGGATCGGGTTGACCGACCGAGGCGATTCGATGTACAGCGGACTCGCGAAGTACGGGTCATCTACGGTCGTGATCTGGTAGCTGATCGTCGTCGCGCCCGGCAGTGACAGCGGGTCCGGCGTGATCGTCACGCACTGGCAATTGACCTCACACGTGACCGGCGGAACGACCGGCTCGATCGTGGACGGCACACCGCCCGTACAGGTTTGGATGCCGGATGGGCTCCACCAGAAGCCGGTAAGCAGCGGGTAGCCGGTGAATCCGGGCGACGATATCCTGCCCAGGTATGGAACGCAGTATCCGCAGGGCAGGCCACCCGGTACCGACAACGTACCTGATATCGTCGTCGCGGATGTCTCGCCAACAATCGTCGCGACGTAGGCGTAGTCGTCGGTGCCGCTGATCCGGTCAAGGCTGAGGGCCAGACCGTGCGGCATCGCAAGTATCTGGCACGGTGCGCCGAACCATGAACCGGCCGCCGTGATGATCGTGCCGCCCTCAACCGGCGAGCCGGAGACGCGGAGCGAATATTGCGCATTGCCCCGCAGGTTGGTCGGGTGACACGCCGGGTACAGCGGCATCACCGTCCCGAACAGGAACTCGAAGTCAACAACGGCATCGCCGTTCTCGTCAACGTAGCGCAGCCCGAAGAACGTGCCGCTGATCTCCTGATTCATCCACCATGACAGCGTCGTTCCGGATGCCAGTGCGGCACCGCCAACGAACGCGCTGAATCCATCGCCTTCACGTGCCGATAGGCTAGGAAAAACCAAGTAAGCGTTGGTCCCGTTCGTGCCAGCTATCCCGCCACCTGAATAGGGATCGGAACCCGGCACAAGCCAGACCGGCCCGACGCCGACAATCGACGTGCCCGCCCATTCGCTGGCGGAGAACCCGAGCGGCTGGAACTTGCCGATTGTGACCGGAATCGATCCATCGGTATCGACCGTCACCGCCGTGTAGATGTAGCCGGTCTGCGATCCGTCCGTAGCCGCCAACCGGAAGAACAACAGCGCGTCCTCGTCCCATGTCTGCGCGGTCGGATCGAACGTGTACGAGCCGCCGGCCAGTCCGCTCGTCGTGAGAACCGAGTATGACGCGCCGTCCTGCGAGACTTCCAACGCCGTGGCTGTCCAGCCCGCATTGAGCATCCACGTCAGGTCGACCGGGCTGGTTACGACGTACCCGACACCCGGTCCTGTGAACTGACCGATCGTCGCACTGGTCGCGGGTGTCGGCTGCGTCCACGTCGTTTCAGCCCACGCACTGAATCCGCCCGAATAGCGGAACCGGACGCGCACCCGATATTGCGTACCGCCCGTGAAGGGTGATGCCTGATGCACAAACCGATTGGCGCCCGTAAGGCTGGTACTCCCGATGATCGTCGTCCAGCTCGTCTCGGACGCCAATTGCCACTCGTAGTAGACCTCGATTGCGGCCGCCACGACCTCCGGCCGGAACTCGACCGTCGTCGCATTGATGTAGACGACACTGACAAACGCAGGCGCGCCGCCGCCGCTGGTCGTGGCGCATTCGAGTGTCGAGGATTGCAGTGTGAAGCTGCCGACCGTCGCGGTAACGATGACGTAGTACGTCTCCGCTTCGTCCAGCGTCTCGACTGTGAACGAAGTAGGCGACGGCCCGAGGCTGTCATCCCACAGGCTGTCAGAATCCGGCGTGAATAGCGGATCCTGCGAGACGTAGATCGCGTGGTTCGACGCGCCGGCTGTCGGTGTTATGCCGACCGTGATGCTGGTTTCCGTCTGGTCGGCACAGGTGATGACCGGCGGCTCGTCGCCCGCGCCTGCGTTGTAATGGTCGACAATGCGCGTGTCATCCAGCGCCGTCAGGTAGACGGCAAGGTGGCCAACGTATTGAGAGCAGCCGAGATTCGACAGAGATCCAAAGCCGAAGGTCGCATCCGCTGATGACTTCGGCCCCTGTGAGCCCTCCGCGACCTTGATACCGTTCAGCCAGATCGAGGACAGGTCGGCCGCATGCTCGCGACGGAATACGAGGTGCACGTAGTCGTCAACCTCAACCAGTCCCGGCGACGTTTCGAGTGTGTCGTTCCAATAATCGAACGTGATGCTGCCATTGGTGTTTAGCTTGGTGAATATCAGCCAGTTCGTGAACCCGAGGCTACCCTGTGAGAACAGTTCGAGACCTTCGGCCAGTGTCGCGACCTTTAGCCAACATTCCAGCGCGAAGTCCGCGTTCTCAAGGGACAGGCTGGGCAGGTTGAACCAGCCGCAGTTCAGCTTGATCGACTGCCCGGCCGGCTCGGCCAGCAACACTGTCGGCTGCTCGTAGTCGGGAGCGGCGCCGCATGGTAGGCCGGACTGCTGTATGGACGTGACGTGGCGCGCGTTACCGGACGAATCCTGTGGCTCGCCACTGGCGTCATCGCAGACCCAGTACGCCCATGGGCTATCAGCGAGGATCTCGTCGATGTACGCCATCAGACCGCCTCTACCTCGCTGATCTCCAGCCGCCGCCAGTTCGACGGGTCGGAGTCAATCGTGCCGTTGCGCGTGATCCAAAGCTGTATGTCGGTCCAGTCCGAGATGATGGCCTGCTCGGTCGCGTCAAGCGTGAAGATGTAGTCTGTGAACGTGGCACTTACATCCGTCTCGGCCCACGATGACACCACCAAGCCGCCGACCACAAACGCAATCTGCATGTTGATCGAATCACCGCCCGCCGCGTTCTTGCGAGCCCGGATCTTGAAGCTGAACAACTCGCCAGACTCTGGCTCGGGTGCGACCATGGACACAATCACGGTCGTGACCTGATCGAATGGACTCAGCAGCCACGTCGTCTCGTCCAGCGGGTCCGGGCAGAGGAAGAACAGCGCATCCCGGATAATCAGATATTCGACTTCGGCATGTGCCGGATAGCGTGTAACCGACAACACGAGTACCAGCACTTTGGCGAAGCGCGCCGCCGTGAACGGATTCGCGATCTTGACCTGCGTGCAATCGACTACTACGTAATCGCCTTCCTCAAGCGTCTCGGCCGTTGATCCACCGACCTCGCACCGGCCGTACATCGGGCCGTCCTGATAGACGCCGAGCAGGAAGTCGGAATACTGCGTAACAATCGGCTCAAGGAACGGCTGCCCGAGATCCGATTGCAGTGCCGCCAATTTCTGGGATGGTCGCGAGTTCGGGTCGGCCAGCAACCACTGCACATCGAAGTCGCGTGGACGCCGGCCGATCAGGTCGGCATCATATGACGCATAGGGCGGGTATTCGAGTTCCTCGGTGATGAACCAGTCCAGTGTGTGCGCCTGCTCGGGGAAGTTCAGCACCTGAACCGCATAACGACCCGGCCCCTCCTTCGGTTCGCCCGGAATCGTGATACGGTGAAACAACCAGTTGATCGAATTGACTTGCTCGCGGCCCTCGACCTTCCATCGATGGAGCTTGCTATTCGAGACGTCCAAAACCGTCAACGCGCTCAGGTCGGTATTGGCAGGTGGCGGCCTGATATCCTTCAGCTTGCGTCGACCGAAAACGTCCTTCAGCGCGACAATCAGCAGTGGCCCCCATGCTCTGGCCTGAAATACCTTTTCGGGATCGTCCGGTATCTCAAACAGCCGCGGCGCGAGCAGCGGGAAGCTTGTGTCCTGTTCCAGATCGTACAGGTTCTGCGGGTCGTACCGCACGTCCAATGCGTCCCACAGCCGGCGTGTCGCGTCGGCAACATGCAGGAACCCGCCCGATCCGGGTGCGCCGCTGCTCAGTGGGCCAATGGTCCCGTACTCGTGAGTGGCGATATCGTGCTGCGTGTTGAGTTCAATGCCGAGATGCAACGGCAGTTCGCGATCGGGTGGAGCTGTAGGAGCGTACAGCCACGCACTCGACAGCCCGGCCGCATACGGGACAATGCCGGACGACGGAGAGCGGACCCACAGATAGATCCGCCACGTCTGGCCGATAGTGCCTGCGAACAGAATCTCGGGGTTGTCCAGAAATTGCGTGATCGAGGCCGTGAACGGGTTGCCGCCAAGGCTGCCGAAGCTGACGATCTCCCAATCTCGGAACATCGCCGAATCGTCCAGCATCGCCAGCCGCAAATGCGTCCAGTTGCCGCCCGACGTGCCGGGCACCGCCCGGTCGTCAGGTTCCTTCATATCACGCTTGATCCAGTTGACAATCAGCGGCGTGATCTCGCGGCCCTCATAGCCTTGTGTGTATGGTGGCGCGACCGGCCCCAGATTGCCCTGCGTATCGCCGGCCCACATCCGGATCCGGTACAGGTCACCTTGCTGGTCAATCGGCTCAGCCCATGCCATTTGCGCAGCCGGATAGCCGCGCCACGTACCGCGCACACCACTCGGCCATATCTGCGTTGTGTTCTCGACCTCGAACGGGTCGCCCTTGCGTGCGACCCATGATTCATCGCTGATCTGGACGCGGAAGAGGCCAGGCCCGTCCAGTTCGTCGATCGCGCTGCAACGACCGGTGCCGTATGTCGTCCAGGGATCGGTGTCAGGATCGTCGGCCGTTAGCTGATATTGCAGGTCGACCAACCGACCGATCATCAACCACCGCTGCCCACTCGCAAACAGTTCGATCAATCCACCAGCCTTGTCCACGCCGAGCACATGCAGCGGCCGCATCTCGGTCGCACCGTCCAACGGATGGACGAACGACCCGGCGACGACCGGCACCGCAGCCATGTCCGGCACTTCAAGAATGAAGTCGACGGTCGAGGCGGTGATATCGGTCGCGCCGCGCTCCGCGAACCGGACCCGGTAGCGGCGTGATATAGCGCGGCTCATGAGAACAGCGCGTCGAGAGTCGAGCCGTCAGTACGACGCAGGTGCAGCCGGCATTCCCACTCGCCGAACCCGTAGCGGTCGCGGTCGGGTACGAGCGGCGTTTCGTCCATGTCGGATGCACCGAGCACGGCCACAAGCCGCAGCGGGTAGATTGTCGAGCCGACCGTGTAGAACAGCGTGACATCACTTCGGAGCGACGTCCGCAACAGCGCCTTGAGTTCGTCCGGCTGATTCTCGAACCGCACGCTCGCCCGGATCTCGTAGACGCCCGTCCCAAGCGTGACGACCTCGCGATTGTCGAAGTCCTCAGCCCACCAATCGTAGCGCGCCATGCGGTCGGCCGGCTCAATCTGTAGCAGCGGGATCGCGAGCTGATGCACGACCTGCGCACCACCCGGCGGCGTGTACGTGATTGTCGCGGATCCTTTCAGCGCAGCGGTTGCCATCAGAGCTTGCCCAGACGGTGGACTAATACATCCCGTCGCTGTATATTGTTAGGCATGCCTGCGCCCCTGAGAATTACGGGAAATCGCTACGGTCGCCTGACCGTCATCTGCCATGCTGGCCAAACTAGATTCTCCAAAACCAAATGGCTTTGCCGTTGTGACTGCGGAAACGAAGTGGTCGCCATAGGCAGCAACCTGACCGCTGGGCTGACTCAGTCGTGCGGCTGTCTTCAGCGTCAACGCGCGTCTATGCGGACAACTCACGGCCATGCCGCGAATGGCTCCGAAACCACTGAGTATCGAACGTGGAAATCGATCAAGAAGCGATGTCTCAACCCTAATGACCAGTTCTTCCACCGATACGGCGGGCGGGGCATCACGATATGCACCCGATGGCGCGAAAGTTTTGCGGCATTTCTCGCGGACATGGGCCGGCGGCCGGAACGCGGACTCTCCGTTGACCGAATCGACAACGATGGGCCATATAGTCCAGACAACTGCCGATGGGCCACCACCAAACAACAGGCGCGAAGCATCAGCGGCGAGCACAGCCACTCCGCCCGGCTGACGACTGACCAAGTGCGTTCCATTCGCGCACGCCGCAATAGAGGCGACACGATTACGCAACTTGCTACTGATTACGGAGTTAGTACGGGCGCGATCTCGGCCGTAGTCAAAAGACGGAGCTGGCGGCACGTAGACTGACTTCATGCGAGCCCGCCCCTATCGCGATAGTCGAGGGTCAGGTGGCTGAACGCGCGACGCCACCAGTCATCAGTGGCCAGTGCGTCCGGCGACACGGCGGCTGGCCGCGGCGGCAGGCTCGCGGTGTCCAGTCGCAACGTACCACCGCCAGCGCCACTCGCCACAACGGTACCGGCCGACTGCGGCACAAACAGTTCCGGACCACGCTCGCCGACCAGATACGGCCGGTTGGCCGCGACCGGACCGCCATGCGCGCGCGAGCCGATGCCGGCGAAGGTCGCGAAGGCCGTACCCGTGCCCGGTGATATCACGTTCAGGAACGCGGCAATGGCCTTGAGCGCGATCAGTCGGGCAATGATGCGAGCGATGTCGCGGATCACGGCTTCAGCGAATTGGCCGAACGACTGTCTGCCGTCCGCAGCGAAGCTCGCGAAGCTGTTGGCAAGGTTCGCGAGGCCGCTGAACAGCAGGTCCAACTCGGCGCTGATGCGCTCCGTAGATTGCGTGACCTTTTCGGCCGCAGTGCCGTAGGCTTCCGCCATGACCTCGGACAGCCGCTCCAGACTGATGATCCCGAGCGTCCACAACTGCACGGCCAGCGCGACTTGCTCGTTCTGTCGGCGCAGCGGGTTGATGATCGCGTCGATAGCCGCAGCCTGTTGAGTCAGTGCGCGCTGCGCGTCACGCATGGCCTCAGCGTGCTCGTGCTGCGTCTGGACGGCCGCATCAACACGGGCCTGCACTTCGGCGTACCGATCGGCCAACTGCTGGAGCGTCAGGCTCTGGAACCCGGTCGCGTCCGCAGCCTGCAACCCGGCATCCACCAAGGCTTCGACCGCCTGACGGTAGGCACCCGCTTCGGCCTCGCCCCGGTTGAACGAATCGCCCAGCACATCCGACAGAATTGCGGCCGACCGGAGCGAGGCACGCAGTTCGTCGATCGCAGCCGTGACGTCCTCGTTGACGATACCAGGCAGATCGACATTGCTGAATGCACTGTCGATTGGCGGGACCCTCGACAACGCCTCGACCGGGTGGAGCAGTTCTTCCAGCCGGGTCCGCAACTGGAATACCGCCAGCTCAGCATCACTCGCCTGTTCTGCAAACTCCTCGTTGATGCGCGAGCCTTCCTTGTATCGCGCCGAGAGCGCGCGCAGCCGTTCGGCTTCGGTCGTAAGCGCCGCTATCCGCGCCTCAATGGCACGGATGCCAGCGATGCGCTGTTCGTCCAGCAGACCCGTCGTTGTGCCGAGCACTGTGTTCAGCGCGTCCTGCTCAGCCCGCTGATCTGCCGTTGCACGACGCCATAGCGCGAACACACCAACAACAGCCGTGATTCCAGCTACGATACCAGCAGGACCAAGCAGTGCGCCGCCGAACAACGTCAGTGCGCTTCGGAGGACCGCGAACCCGGCCCCGAACGACTGCACCGTGAACAATGCCCGTGCGGTGGCGATCGTGAACTGCGCAAGCTGCCCGCCCACCAGAATCCCGAACGCTGAACTTGCGAGACCGATCGATTTGCTCAGCAATCCGAACGCAATAAGCGCAGGAGCGAGTGCAGCAACCATACCTACAATGGCGACCGTTACAAGCCGAATCGGCCGTGGCAATCTGGAAAACGCCTCAGCGACCGCCGCCGCCGCCTCGACCACGGGCTGCAATGCATCCAGCGCATCAATAAGAATCGGAACAAACGCATCGCCCAGCGTGATCGATATGTCTACTAGCTGGTTCCAGAACACGCGCAGCTTGCTGGCCGCTGTATCAAACCGCTTGGCTGATTCCTCGACCAGCGCCGTGTTGAGTTCAAACTCTCGATTACCTTGCGCGATGGCGCGAGTGACGAGATCGCCCGCGCCGGCCGCAGCGAGGAACGCGCGAATCAGCCGCTGGTCCTGTAGCCCGAGTCGTTCGAGCGTACCGATCGCCGCGTTGCCCTGACGGCCCAGCCCCTCGACGAATGACGCAAACGCACCCGCCGCATCGCGACGGAACGATTCCGCAAACTCCGCGGCGGTCAGCCCGGCCGTGCCAGCAAACGCAGCCAACTCGTCGCCACCCGACTCGACCGCCGACACCATCGCAAGCAGCACTTTCTGTACAGCCGTGCCGCCCGCTTCCGCTTCGACGCCCATTGACGCAAACGCCGTCGCGATACCGGCGGTCGCACCCGTCGTCACGCCCGCAATCTTGGCCGCGCCCGCGATCCGCTGAGTAAAGTCGACTATGCGGGACTCGGTCGTCGCGAAATTGTTGCCCAGCCCGACAACGGTAGCGCCCAGCCGGTCGACCTGATCTTGCGGGAGCTGGATGACGTTTGCGATCTGCGCGAACGCGAGTGCGGCCTGATCGGCGGTCAGGTCCGTGGTGACGGCAAGTCGTGCGATCGTGTCCTCGAACTTCAGGACGTTTCCCACGCCGCGGATACCCAACTGGCCAGCAAGCTCACCAATGCGGTTCAGTTCGTTGACGCTGACAGGGATGGCTTTCGCGAGGTCGCGGTTGGCCTGCGCAAGCTGCCTGAACTCGGCTTCCGTCAGGTCCATGGTCTTGCGGATGCCCGCAAAGCTCGACTCGAAGTCTATGGCGGCCTTGCCGGCCGCAACACCGATGGCCACGATCGGGAGTGTGACCGCAGCCGTCAGTGTGCGGCCCGCGGCCTCCATGCGCCGGCCCACGTCCTCGAACCGACTGGCGGCACGCTTCATCTCCGCGCGGAATTGCGCGGAATCGCCCAGCAGTTCGAGGATCGCGGTGCCGACTACCTGACCCGGCATCAGTTGGCCTTGCCCTTCAGGCTGGCGTTATGCGCTGCGGCCATAGCGAGCAGATAGTCGCGGACCTGTTTCGGGGTAGCGGGCGGTGGCGGCTTGGTCGAGCGCGGCAGGAAGTCCTCCGGCGTCACGACCTTCGCGCCCGGCTTGCGATGGGTGTTGATGAGGATGGACGCAATGAGGCCGAACCTCAGTGTGTCGGCCCGCTGGTATGCCTCCTCGCGTGCTTCGATCGAATCGAGCAGTGCTCCCGTCTCAATCGGCGTGAGCCTCCAGTAGAGTTCATCCGGTATCCCCGCCGCGACCGACCGGCTCCAGCCTTCGATCCGAGTCAGGCGGCGGGTTGTGCGTTTCCCTCCGGCTCGCCCTTGCCGAACGCAGCGACCATCGCGTCCGCAATCGCCTTGGCCGGTGTTTCGAGGTCATGCAAGTCGATCTTGCCGAGCACGTCATCGAAGGACAGCCGCGGCGTCTCGTGCAGCAGCCCAGCCCAGAGCAATGCGGCGATCGTCTTGAGGCTGCCTTTCTGTAGCTTCTCGCCTGCCTCGATCATTGTGATGCCGAACCGGTCCTCCAGTTCGACGATCGCGCGCTGCGTGATGCGGATCGTGTGCTGCTCACCCGCCAGCGTTACCGGGATGGCCTTTGCTGCGGCGCTCATCAGACGCTCACCAGGCTGTTGACCACGGCACCGCTGATCTTGATGCCGAATGTCATGCCCATCGCGTCATCGAATGGGAACGCGGGACTACGCGAGATCACGAAGCCCTCGAACGTCAGCGTGAACGTGTCCGTCGAGACCGTCGGGTCCTCCGGTGGCGTCACAACGAAAGTCGACAGGCTGTTCAGCGGATCGCCGTAGCTGGCCCACAGTGCCTGCTGTCCGTCGTCGGCCGCCTCGTATCGGCAATTCAGTGTCAGCGTCCCGCCGTCGCGCAGGCCGGGCACGTACTCGCGGTCACCACCGCTGTCGTGGTCCGTGACCTCGATCAGCGCCTTTTCTTCCTCGGGTCCGCTGATCTCGAAAATCCCGCCGATCGGCGTTGAGTCGATCGTGACCTGCGTCCCGTGCGCGGATATGCCCATTCTGTCCTCCTCCTATGAGACCAGTGCGATCGACTTCCAGCCCTGAAACGACAGCGTGAACTCCGGCCGTTCGACCGAGTCCAACCCGATGTACAGGATCCCGCTGAGTGCCTTGACCGCGATGTAGTGCGTATAGCCGACCGTCTCGTTGCGCCGGCCGTGCAGCGCGTCCCGGATCTCCATCATTTTCTCGTATGCCTCGACGCCCTCGCCCTTCGCGCCTCGCACCCGGACCTGCACGTTCGGCCACTCGAACGCGCTGTCGCCGATGCCGCTGAACGACGGTGGCTCCGGCTCGAATCCACCATCCTCGGTCAGGATCACGAGTCGATGGACCGGCGATGTTTTCGCGCCGTCATGTACGATCCGCTGGATCGACGGCCAGTCGCTCGACCCGTCCACGATTCCGCGATCGCGCAAGTGCTCCTGCACGTCCTCAACCATGCTCATGCCGTGCGCTTCGCCTTCTGGATCGCGGCATCAGCAGCTTCGCGCAGTGCGTCCTGCGGTCCGCGACCCGCCTCGAATCGCTCGAGCCCGCGGATCAGGTAGCGCGCCTCGCCGACCGTGTGTCGGTAGTTAAGCTCCTCGTGCTGTCGAAGTGCGTAGGGCGCGGCGGCCCCGCCGAACGACAGCGTCACTGTCCCCCCGCTATCCGGTCCGCTGACTCGGCCGCTCGCGCGCAATGCGCCGGTATCAACAGGCACGCCCGCACCCGGTCGGCTGGCCTTCACGTCCGTCATGATCGACTCGCCAACAACACGCATCCCGCTGGTCAGGCGATCGCCGCCTATTCGCGCCAGCGCCTCGATCTTGCGCGCGACTTCGGCCGTGTTACGGATCCGGATGCGCGCGTTCATTCGGCCCTGCATCGCAAACGGAAATGGTCAGGCTGGCCCGGCAGGTAATAGAGGCCCGCCACGTCCTTGCGTTCGGCAACGAGATAGACGATGCCCGAGCGCGTGATGCGGTCGCCCTGCACGGGCACAGCCGCTACATCGCCCTGCACGTACAGTGTCATCGCGATCTCGATGCGTGTGCCATCGCGGTCGATCAGATACTCGTCAGCAGAGCCGGACCCGATGCGCGCCGTGTCGTACAGCACCACGTTCGCGTCGAGGTCACGCGCCGTGTCGAAGCTCGGCGCACCAGTGCCGGACAGCCCGAGGAACGGCTCCCATGACAGCGTCTCGGTCGGTAACGCGCGGGTGGTCTGGAGGATCTGAGGCATCAGGGACCACCCGTCGTCGACCGGTAGCCCGCACCGACCCGCCACTTCACGCGCTTGCGGTTGAGAAAGTGCTCAGCGACCACGCCACACGGATCGAATGCGACCGCCGTGTGCAGATACGTCGAATCGCCGCGACCGCTGTCGCTGGGCGCAGCATACTTCTCGGCGATGTCGGCGCGTCTTGCTTCTATCAGGGGACCGGTCCCGCCCTGCTGCGCTACCGTGTACAGATGGGCGGCGAGGTACTTCTCGATGGTCGGCAACTTTGACACAGAGAGCGCCGAGCACTTGCCGACGAGGTAGTTGTCAATCCATAGCGAAGCCGCAACGATGTGGCCCTGTAGCACGACCTCGGAGGCTGTCGCGGTCAGCAACTCCTGCACATCGGCCACATCGACGCGAATCGACATCGCATCTCACGCTGCCGGGCTGGTGCGGGACTCGGCGATCGCCTCCACCTGCGAGCGGGTGAAGTAGCCCGCCGAACCTTCGGGCTCGACACCGGCAAAGTCGTCCTCGGTCAGTCCGACCTCGCGCGCGTACTTCAGCGTGCCATCAGCCATTTTGAACTGACGCAAGCCGATGTCGGCACCGGGCGCGAATGCACGCCTCCCGAGCGCGTCGTACTCAGTGCCCGTCAGTTCGCGAACCTTTCCGTACAGTCCGCCCTTGCGATTCTGGATCTGCTTGAGCTGCGCTTCGGTCGGATGGATGCGGTGCCCCTCACCGATGACGATGCGCTTCTTAGGATCACCCGGGTCGGTCAGGTGCGCCTTGCCCTCGACCACCTCGAACACGCGATCCGACTGCTTCTCGCCGTTGCGCCACTCGATCACACCCTCGCGACGGTTCGCATCGACTTCGCGTGCGTGTTGGGCCTGTGCCTGCTCCAACGTCATTGCCATGGGAATCGGTCCTCAGCTGATGTGCGCGATGCCGGAGCCGGTCGTCAGCGTCGGCAACGTTCCATTCGACAGTGGTGCGCGCGCGTTCGCACATTTCAACGCGAACGTCAGTACCGCGATGATCGCCCAGTTCGTTGCGAGCCCGCCGTACTCATCCCAGGTCACGACCGTGATGTCCTGACCGACCGGCATCTCGACGACCGACCGCGTGAGCTGGACCAGCAACACGTTGCTGTCCGGCAGCGCCGGCCAGACCTCGATCCGTTCGACACCATCGATCGCCATCAGACGCTCGCGGACAGTGCGATCGCTCTCGGCCTTGAAGTCCTCGTCCATCACGCCGTCGAAGTTGGGCGGGATCGCGAGCACGTATGGCCCGGTGAACCCGTCATCGCGCAACGCCGTCCGCGCCGCGAGCACGTCCGTAACGGTGCTCGTGAACGTGGCCGGCGTCAGGCTCGACCATGCACTGTCGCTGAACGTGATCGCCTGCCGGCACGAGAAGTTGGTGAAGCCCGGCAACGTGTTCGCGCCGAGCACGACACCCGACCCGTTGATGAGCGTGTCCTCCAGCTTTTCGGACACGGACCGCGTGTGCTCCTCGATGTTCGTGAGATCGACCGACTCGCCCATGCCGCGGCCACTTGCTAGCTGGCGCGCGTCCATGCGGAATTGCGAGGCCGTGACGGGCACCGGGATCGCCGTCCTGCTGAACGTCACGAGATCACGGTCACCGAGGTTCAGGATGCTCATGCCCTGAGTCGCCTCACCGACCGGCGTGATCTTGTCGTACTCGTATGTGGTCGCGCCGATGCCCTTCGTCAGATTCTTGCGGAGCGACCGGATCGCGGCCACAGCCCGCAGG